ACGACACTAACGACACTAACGACACTAACGACACTAACGACACTAACGACACTAACGACACTAACGACACTAACGACACTAACGACCTTATTATTTATCCATATTCCATTCAAATGTTTCTCAAATGATTTCTTCTCTTATTAATTAGCTTGCCATTCTCAATTTTTGACTCTTCCTTTAAAAACCTCATTTTTTGTATTTGTTGTATATAACATCTCACAGCCGAATATATCTAAATCTTATAAGTAATTTAGATATATTGTTAAAAATTATGGAATCGCATTAAAGTGTTTTTATGCCTTTTATCGGCCTAATCAGAATCATTTGAGGTTTCTGAAGATGAATCATCTGAGCTTTCGGAATTATCTACTGAACCCCCGCTCGTGTAAGGTTCAAATCCTGAGTTCATAGGTTCGCTGGTATTTTTTAAGATATGCGGATCTACTAATGTCTTTTTAGATATATTATTTAGCTTGCTATAATCATTGTCAGTAATACCTATCATAGATAATATATCTGTGTTTTCGTCAGTAAATAAATATATAACTGTCATAGAAAATATGAATATTATAGCAAATATTATAATATTGTTAGTTGTAAGTAAATCAACTGATATATCATATTTTTTATTAGGATTTTCGAATTCACCGCTATTTATATTTATATAATGATAAATACTAAATAATATTACAGATATACAGGAAGCGTATAATATTAATATATACATTATCTATTTATTTTTTTTATAATTCTTATACGAAATATTACGCACCTCGAGATTTATTTGTCTCTAAAACATTTATTTATATAATCAAGAATACTCTTAGGCTCTTTTAACCGAGCAATAACCCCCTTTTTATCCTTTTCAATTCCTTTCAATTTAAGTTTAAGCTCCTTTATCTCTTCCTTATTAATCTTTTTATCAAGTTTGAGTATTTTATCTGTAATTTCTTCAATTTCATTATTAATATTGCTAAATTTATTATCAAGACTAGAAGTACTAACATCAATATTACATATAATATCATTCATTACCGGATATGCAAACTGACTTTTATCATTGCTCCTATCTATATAACTTATTAAGCCAGCAATATTATTCATTATATCCAATATTTTACTATCATTAATTATACCATTATCATTACAGTATTTTGTTTTAAAATCATCAAATTTTTCAGGCATTCTTTCATCATTTTCTAATAATAGATTGAGTATCTTTATAGAACTCATAGGATCCTCAGTAATAGGTGTGGCAGACATAAGAATTAATCTTAGCGAGTCTTTTCCAGATACCGAATAAGAATGCTGAATCATCTCTTGAAGCACAAGAGGATTAGGCTTTTCTATAGCCGACAAAGAATTGCTATATATTTTGTGAATCTCATCTATTATTATAAGCGTCTTCTTGAAAGGGTCTTGTTTTCCATTAATTTTTACCATTTTGTCATAGAACTTATTTTTCCCCTTAATCATATTAGTAAATTGCTTGTAAGATATAGGTTGTATCCAACTATTTCCCAATAATTCTAATCGTTTCGCTTTAAGCTTGGGAATATCCTTGATTTCTCCACTCTTCAACTTCTCTTGTATTATCACATTACATATATTGTCAAACATATTTTTCCATATATCTTCCTTCAGTGTATGTCTCGTAACCCATAATATTGTATAACCCTCTTTGTTAAATGTATTGGTCGCCGTAGCAATAGCAGTACAAGTTTTTCCAGAACCTACACTGTGATATAAGAAAATTCCCTTATATGGTGATTGTGGCGTAAGATATTTTTGGACGAATAATTGCGTATTAGAAAAAGATACAACCTTATTATTAGCAATTTCATCATCTTTCTTTAAGTCTGCTATACATTTATTTTGAATAATCGGGATATTCCAATAAAATTTCTTATAATTTTTAAAGATATATTTATTTAAATCTATGATATTAAGCTTAGTTTCAGGGGGTTTCTCTGTCTGTTTGTATTCTTTCATATTATCATTGATATATTTGTATATTTGTATGTAATTATTGCTATTTATTTTATTCGCTTTGGATATCTCTTCTAATTTATCGAGCATTTTGTTGCCATTTTTCTTAAAGAATATTTGTTTGTTTTTCCATATTTCGTTAATAGCATCGCAATAATCCTTGCGCTTACTTATATATTGGCATAAATCTGTTTTCGGAAATTTCTTATTGAAAGCCCTGATTAGCTCAGAATCCTCAATATTAAATCGGATTTTCTTCTTAAAGACACCTTCCCAAGATTTATTATCATTTTCATCAGAATTGGACTTTTTAAAATCCTGCGGTTGTTTTACATATTCTATTTTAATAACATGAAGAGCCGCAGCAATTAATATATTGTCCGGATTAAAATCGCCTGTATTATATTCCAATATACCTTTACAATTCAATTTACAATTAATTGTATCAACGTCATTTCTATAAGACCCGCGAATATTATTGATTTTAATAATACTCTTGTTATTTCCAAAACCAGTATTATTTTTAATGTAATTCAAAAATCTATTATTTTTTATAGAAGCTAAATGAATATTTTCGGTGAGCGGTAAATCAACCGCGGAGGCTATCATAATATCCTCCAATTCTGCTATAAAGTTTAATATACTTATATTTTCATTGCTATGTTTAATAAATAAATCGTGTACAGTCATATTGTCATCGTATTTTATATTATATCTATAAATATTTAGAGGCCATCCTACATTAGGTATAAAAGGTAGTCCCGATTGTCCACAGTATCTCGTACCTCTTCCAATTACCTGTGTATTTTCTGCCTTAGTTATTAGAGGCTCCAATATATGCATGTATTTTACATCAAAAACATCAATACCTTCTTTAAATCCCGAATCTAATATTAGAAAACGCATATTTTTGCCGTAAATATTCCCCTTTTCACCTGTTTCACGATTATTCATAATAGCCATCATATTTTTTTTGAGTCCCACACTCAAAGGCTTCTTATTAACTACGGATTTTGTAAGCAATCCAAATGTATTATAATTATCTTCATCATTATAATCCTTTTTAAGAACACCATTATTATACACCGGTTTAAAATTATTTGCTATCATCGCAGAGGCTACCATTTTTGCCCCATTACTACCATCGACATCGCTGTAAATAATGTGTTTATAATATTTGCCATCAGTTGCCATATCTTTATCATCCAACTCTTTGATTTTGTTTAACATATAGTTAATTTTAGGAGACATAAATGCGATATCTTTTAAAACACTTTCTTTGTCAAACTTATTAGAATCAAACTTATATTGAGGTTTAACATGCGCCCAAGTACTCGTATTACGAATACACAAGGCTTTCTTTGGAATATTATTATTCATAATTCTATAATAAATAAATATAATTAAATGGATATTCATTAAATGGTATAAACATATAATTAGTATAATATATACTTTTACACTTTCCAGAAGTAATAGAATATTTATAATACTATGAGAACAGAATTAACTATGAAGCCTTTGAAGGATATTATAAATAATTATCAAATTCCCGAATTGCAGAGATTAGTTGATAATGACCATATTATAAGTATGGTAGAAGACCAAAAAAGCGAATATAATAAATATAAGACTTTTTCTATGGTACAGAGTTTTACAATAGCCTATATTGTTGAAGAGAAAAAGGGATATATTTTAGATGGACAGCATAGAGTAGAGGCTTACTCGCGATTAAAAAGCGAAGGCTATGATATTGATAATATTCTTGTACCTGTTGTAAAATATAATGTAGGTAGCATAGAAGATGTAAATGATTATTTTAAGAAAATTAATAAACACTCGCCTATTAAACCTATCTTAAATCTTGTAGCTGTAGAAAAAATAATTCTACAGTGTTTGGTAGATAAATTTACTACTAACTATTTTAAAGGAGATTATTCGGATAGTATTATTGGGAATGTTGAAAAAAACTATCAGTGTCCACATATATCTCTTAATGATTTAGGGAAGCACATAAAGGCAAGGAATATTGTGGGGAAACTGGCAAATAGCAATAAGACAGAGAATGATTTATTTAATTATATACTGAGTGTTAATGATTATCTTGAAAGCATCTCAGCGCATCAACTTGACCCGACATATACAAAAAGATTTGAAAAATGTAAAAATAAAAAGGAGAAGGAGCGATGTAATAATGTATGCTATTTGGGAGTTTTCAAAAATTATGAATGGCTTGATTTAGCTCTACATGCTTTAATCAATTCGCTTAATATTAGTAATATAGGAATGCGATTTTTTCAAGATGTTCTTGCTAAAAATGACAGAAAGACAATTCCTTATGAACTCAAAAAGAGGGTATGGCATAAATACAATAATAATGATATGAATGGGAAATGTTATGTTTGTGATAAGAAACTAGATATAAAAGATATGGAATGTGGACATATAATAGCCCACGCTTTAGGCGGAGAGATGACATTGAATAATTTACAGCCGACTTGTAAAACTTGTAATCGCGATATGGGTGTTATGAATCTCAACGAATATAAACAGCTTTTCAAATAGAATTACAATAAAAATTGATTATTATTTTTAACTAAATTATTATCATAATAAATGCTAGTAATTTTCAAAATCTCGCGCATTCTTTTGCTGACTATAATGTCAATCTTCTCAGTATCCAATGTATCCTCTTACAGTAGCAGACCAAATATTATGAGATGCCCGAGCTATCCTAATATAAATAGTGTATATAATTATACATTCAGTTTTCAAAATATAGATGCTGTATTATGTAATAATTATAAGTATATTATTAATGATAAAAAAAAACGCAATATATATCTTAGGCTTCGAGAAAATATGGTAAATAGAAATATATATTTGTAATCAGAGAATGATGATATATCTATTACATAAAAAATAGAAAGGTAAAAATAATTTAATAATATAATAGATATTTTTTATTTTGGTTGCTGGATGTATCCTCTACAGAATACTGACATCCTGAGATATCATAGATTGCTTTAAGTGTTGGTTGCTGGATGTATCCTCTACAGAATACTGACATCCGGAGATATCATAGATTGCTTTAATAGTTGGTTGCTGGATGTATCCTCTACAGAATACTGACATCCGGAGATATCATAGATTGATTTAAGAGTTGGTTGCTGGATGTATCCTCTACAGAATACTGACATCCGGAGATATCATAGATTGCTTTAA